GTGCCTCCTTGACCTCTTGGAGCGCCTTGGTCTTAAACGATTCTGCTTCGGCTTTCTCAGCAGCGGCGGCTTCCCGCTCGCGCTTGAGAACTTCCTTTTCTTCCGTCAGTTTGCCCCACTGCTTACCAAGCCGATCTTTTGCTTTCGCATACTTCGACTCTTCAGCGGGTTCTGTTTTCGCTAGTGCATCTGGCACTGGTTCAACTTGAGCCTCGATTGGCTTGCCTTCCTTTGGAACGTCCACTGTGAGGGGGAGGACTTGGCTACGCTCACTGAGCCCGCTACCTAATTCACCGCGACTGTCGTGCGCGGCCAACGATTTTATTAGGTTATCGCGCTCACTAACTTCCACAGGCTTGCTCACCGACTCGGCTGGTTGCACCGGAGCTTCTGCTACAGATTGTTTTGATTCACTCATGGTCATTGTCGTCCGCCGTTTCCACATACGCCAGCGCGTCGATATACGCGACGGCGGCTTTGATTCCGGCAGCCCGACCCACGCGGTATTCCAAGCTCTCGCTCGGATTGCCGTCTGATAGGAGACGCATCGACTCGGAAAAAACGAGGTGCCGCAAGTGAGAGCTAAGGCGTTTGCCGGCCTCCGTCTTCAGGAGTCCGTTCAACGCCAGCGCGTCTGCCGCGTTCCACTCTTCTGGCTCAGGCAACTGGAGCGCCGGGGGGCGGGCCAGCAGGGATTTGATTAGGTTGAACATTCGGTTGCTGTGACATTGCTTGCTGGCGCTGCGCCTCAAACTGCGCGACTTGCTCAAAGACCATCTGCACCGCGTCCTCGGCTTCCTTGGCCGTCTTCTTGTCGGTGGCTCGGATGGCCTCGATGTGGGCGACGATGTGCGCTTGAAGGGCTTGGGCTTCCAATGGCTCGGTTGCGGACCCTGTTTGGACACGGGATTGCACATACGCTAGACACGTCTGGATGTGCGTCTTGTGGTCGTCGGTAGGTCGAACGGTAGCCGGGAAGCCCAAGCGAAGAATGGAAAGCTCCAGCGCCTGATCCTCGGACTGCTCGGCCTGTTGGCTCTGCGGTTCGACGAACAGGCGGCGGACCAGCGTGGCGTCGTCGGCCTCAAGCACCGACTTCACAAGCTCGCCCTGATCGATGAAGGGATTACCACTGAGAAGCTGGTAGCGTTGGAAGACTTTCTGGACGAGCAGGGGCTTGTTCACGCCGTCGGCGGAACCACTGGGAATGATACCATACTGCTCATGCAGTCCGGCCTGCGGAACGGACTTGACGGTGTCGATATACCAGAAGTTGAGGGAGGACTTATTGTATTGCATCAACAGGCTCCAAGAGAGCCGGTAGAGTTCAGCCAGACCAATGCGGAAGATACGCATCCGCAAGTCCGAGGACTGCTGGTGCAGGCCGCTGATGGCTTGGATCTCCGTCGCCGTGCGGCGTTGCGCTGCGTCCACCACCGACGAGATGCCGAAGTCCGGCGTGGTGATGCGCTGCTGGGCAAGCTCCCGAGCAATCATCATCTGCGAGTCAAATGAGATGGGCGGCTGCGGCATCGGGATCGGCGCGATGTCGTAGGGCAGGATGGTTCCCGGCTTGAAGCGCAGGTTCGCGCTGTTGGGAATGTCCCGTGCGCTCTTGAACAGCGGGCGATTGTAAAGCGTGGTCGCGTCGTTCTTCTCGTTCATCGCCCGCGTGGCCTCGACCTCAAACACGGCGACCTGTTCCATCACGCCTCGCGGGCTATACCAGCCCTTGTCCTTGATCTCGTAGCTGAAGGCCACGAAGGGAGGCTTGCCGTGTGCATACGGCGACTCCATCGGCGGGCGGATGTCCACCTCGGGCGCGGAGGGAGAGAACGTCTCGCACAGCCAGTTATTGCAGCCACAGTGCGTCCAGACTTCCCATACGATGATGTGTCCCTCCGCGCTCCATGTAATTCCCTCGCGGGAAAACTTCTCTTGCGCCTTGCTGTCGTCGCCGGCAGTCGTGCTATACGAGCCGGTGATCTTCTCGATCAGCCCGTCGTCTTGCGCGAAGTTGCTGTTGCGACGGTAGGCGTCGGGAGAATACCGCTGCACATGAACGATGCGATCAGCGTCAGCGATGTCGCCCGTCCACGCCGGCAGGATCATGTGCTGCGGGTCCACCGCTTGAAATTCCAAGCGGCTCTTTTCAGAATTCCAGTAGGTCTTCATCACGCCTCGGCCACTCACTAGGATGTGGTCGATGACCGTGAGGATTTCGCTCTCCAGCTTGGAGCGTTGCTTCAGTTGGTAATCAAACCACTGAGCAGCAGCGGTGGTGACGGCGCTCTGTTGTGCGATGACGGGGACGAACTGCGCGAGGACATCGGTGGCGAAGACCTGTTGGAAGTAATACGGCTTCAGCTTCTCAATCGCCATGTCACCCACCGGGACGTGGACATCCGAAGCACCGGGCCAAGGCTTGTTCTTGCGCCTCAAGCCGTGGTGGCGCATCTCGTAGAACGTCCGCATACGCTCATCCCAGCTACTGCGATATTGCAGATCGCCAAGGATCGAGGCGTGAAGGTCGTTACGAGTCACCCCGTGAGATTAGGCGTCATCCTGAGTTGGGCAATGGTTGCAAGTGAGATAGGGTGGAAAGCCCAAACGCCCTACCTAATAGAAGGGGTGTGTGATCAATGCGGACGTATAACAGGAAATCCCCAAGACTTTTCCTAAGCAGCTTCCGTGAGGGAAGTCTTGGGGAATTCGGTTTATACGTCCGCATACACCCCCACCTCGCGTGACCGATGCCGACGTATAAATGCTTTTTCCCAGACTTTTCCTCTAGGAGCTTCCGTGAGGAAAGTCTTGGGGAATTCCTGTTATACGTCGGCATACACCCCCACCTCGCCTTACTTAGCCTTACTTAGCCTTTCGTGCCTTCGCGGCGAGCTTGGAGATCCGCTTGTAGTGCGCTGAGTCGCCACGTCGCTTGCTTGCGCCGGTTGCCTTGCCACCTTTGCTGCCGATGCTGGCGAGATACTTTCGAGCTTCGGGATTCATCGCACATCCTCTGGTGAGCAAGCTATCGCGCCTCGCCCGAAGTCCACAAAGAGCAGACCAGCCGATTCGTCCACGTCCACCACATCGCCCTTGTCGCCCTTGCGAGCCGAGCAGTCCACCACTGCCAGCGGTGAGTCTTCGATGTTTCTCCGCGCAGTTACTTTGCGCCAGCCCAGCAGTGTGTGCAATGCGATAGTCTTCACTTCGCCACCTCGCTGTATCGGGCGGCAAGCGCGTTGTCATAACCGAGCTTCAAGTGGTTTGCCATGTCGCGGGTTCTGCACCGATTCATAGCCTCATTAAGCTGCAACTCGCCGCCGACTGACGCCAACGCTTTCCCGCGACGATACGCGGCGGTCAATGCTCCCGGTGTTTCCGTTGCCCGATAATTTGCTTTTTTCACTTTTTAGGTCGTGTCGGACTGGGGTCATTCCCAACCTTCAAGAGCATCCTACCACAAGCGGCTTGCGGTGTCAAACTTTTATTTTTGACCACTCTAGGAAGCTCGGCTCCTTGTCACCCCAGAAACACGCCCGCCAGCGGCGACTCGTCCTCGTCCCCCAGCACCTCGGAGAGCATCGAGCGAGTGAACACGTCCCCACCATCCCCGTGATACGCCGTGCCACCGAAGCACAGCACCAGCGCGTCCGCCCGGTCAGGTGAGGGAATGCCGCGAGCCCTGCACTCGGCCTTGCTCTCTAGGTTTAGCTTGCCGCTCTTGATGACCGAGTAGCGGCGGTTGACCAGTTGGTTGATCAACGTCTCGTCGTCGAGGAGCCTGATGCTCCTAGCCTCGATCTGCCTCGCCGTCTCCACCCACATTTCAGTGCCGCGGTTCAGGTAAGTCTCAGGATCTCGCGCACGCCCACCGAAGTTGACTCTGTTCACGTTGTAACCCTCCTCGGCCAGCGCGTCGCACATCGGCGTGCCCATGCCGCCCGCGTCGGCAAAGATGTGCGTGGGCTTGATGCCCCTCTGCTTGAACTCGATCAGGAAGCGACCCACGGTAGCCATCGTGTCCTTCTCCCTGAAGTGAACCATCTCGTCCAAGTGGTTGCCGCGCCTGATAGCGAGGACGTTCTCGTCACCACCAGCCGCGAAGTCGCAGCCGGCGTATAGCTCGTTGCCCTCTTGCTTGGGCGGATCGTTGAGACACGCCTCCACGAACGTCATCGGACACACCAACGACTCGCGATCTCCCTCCATCCAGTCGGCAAAGATCATCGAGCGCACCAAAGGGTGGTCCTTGCCCCACTTCCTGAGCTGAAATTCGATCCAGTCCGCCCTGATGTGCGGGCAGTCGTAGGCCGACACCACATGGAGCTTCCAAAGGTCGCGCTCGCGAGAGAATGCACGGTGGAACGCACCTTCACTGGCTCCCGGTGAGGAGACAACGAGCAATCTGTCGGGCTGGCACCGCTCCACCGCCTCAAAGATGGGGTCAGGGATGCTTTTAGCCTCGTCGAGGATGATTAGGAGGCTCCCATGCTCGCCCGTCGTGTGGAAACCTTCAAACATACCGGGGTCAGAGGCGGTGAAACCCACGATGCGCGAGTCCATCGCACCAATAGTCATGTCGCTGGTGTTGATGGTGATGTTCAGCGAGCCTTGGAACTTCCTCGCGATCTCCCGTAAGGCCGGCCAGAACTGTTCCTTCACCTGTCGCATCACGCCAGAGGTCACAACGGTGGTCGAACCGGGGTTTGTCACCGCATTCCAGAAGGCGGCTGGCGCACTGAGCATCTTCGTCTTGCCCGATCCATTAGCAGCACGCACCGCCACTCGGCTATACTTGGGCGACAGGTCAGCCATTGCGCGGTCTTGCCACGGGTAGAGCTTCAGGCCAAGAACCTGTCGAGCAAAATTGTGTAAATCTGCGTCACTGGCAACTAACGTGCCCTTCTGCCGCGCCGTAATCCTAACCTGCTCGCCGACGGGCTTGCTCATAGGGGTGTGGGACAAGCAATGTCAGGGGGTGTCACGCCATCAGTGGCGTCTAGCGAGGCCAGCTTGCCAGCAGAGGCGTCAGGGAGGGGGGGGTTAGGCACAGCGGGTCTGGCGTCGAGCAGTGTCTGGGCGATGAAGTGGTCAAGGACTGTCACAGGGCCAAGCACAGCAGGGTGGAAGCGGTGGAGAGTGGAGGGAGGCGTCATTCCTGTGGGAAGTGTAAGGCGAGGAGGAGGAAGATTAGGACGAGGAGGCACATGGGAAAAGTCTCACACGAGGGTAAATTTTAACAAGGGGGTATGGTGGATGCCTCCACC